AAAGAGTTTTGTTATAGTCATCTCCAAATGCCGGGGGATTCAAAGGCTGCTCTTGTTGCATGTATTCACGATCAGTGCTTAGATATGCATGATGATGCAAGCCATCATCATGAGCTTTCTTTGTAACGTCACTTAGCCACTCTTGATGCTCGGCATACAACTGCTGAGGTTCTTGAGCTCCACGCACACGTAGATTTTTTTCATTCATGTTTAATGCGCTGCGCAAATCTTGCAGCAAAACATAAGGACTCAATCTTACTGCTGTGGCCAATCGCACTTCGTATATTTCACGATAGGGAATATCAAAAAAGTCCAGGTCGCTGTTTTGAATACGTTGCGGAGTAGTAATATCTCGCAAATCAAACTTCTTCAAAACTTCTTCTATTGTGTCCATGTCTACATCGCTGGGTTTTTCAGCAAACCTCACAACATATTCATGAAGTTGATGACTTTCTTGCAAATAATCTTTCAGTGACTTCATAACTAGCTCCTATAGCCTGTTATTTATAAATGATTACGGTTTATCTTGGGCTTTTTTAATACTGGCAATAATTTCATTGCGATCCATTACTAAATCACCACCTTTTATGGGATCCTGCACTGGATCTTTTCGATTTGCATCCAAACGCATCTTATCCAGTTGCAGTTTGATTAGCTTGAGCTTTTTTTCCACTTTACTGTTTTTGGCATCAACAGCAATCTTCAACATAGCAGCACTGCTGGAAAATATTTCTCCAGCTAACCGTGTTTCCACGTTCATACCAAGTTCCATGAGCTGTTGATGTGCGGACACAGCCATGTCGCCTAAAGTATCCATTTCTTGGTCATGCTCATCGAAGCCATTGATTTTACTAAAGGTTTTTTCCAGATCTTGTGCTTTTTCTAAAGCCCCCTCAATATCTTCTTGAGTGGGTTGTTGATAATCAGGTAATCCAAAAGTTTCAGCTAGTTGCTTGGTCATGTTATTTGCGCTTTTTTCCTTTAGTGACGTAGATTTGATCTTCGGTCAAAATTCTAAAAGTCATACCATTCTGTTTGCAAAATGCCATAGCCGCTGCCCATTTGGCCATGTTCACAATCTGTGCAGCTTTATCCTGCCGGCTTTTTGCATGTTCCATGAGAGCTTGACTTCGAGGTTTAACTTCCACAACTTCATGACGTTTTTTGCCTTGAGCATCTTGGTAGATGATAAGAAAATCAGGTATATACTGACTGCGTTTGCCAGTAAGTGGATTAATGTAGTTGATAGCTATGCTTTCACTAGCCCATTGTATTACACTGGGATGATTGTCCAAAAAGTTCATAACAGTGTGTTCCCAACTGCTACGGAAGTTGACATTTTGCTTGCCAATAAGTTTTTCAGGATTTTTGGGAACAAAAGTCCCTTGACTCCACTTCATTATACATATCCTTGAATATTTCCACGCAACAAGGGATTATTTTGCCAGTTGGGCTGAGTATTTGCTTGCACTACACCAATTTGACTACTAGAATCTCGCAGATTGTTATATAAGGCAGTGAATCTAGGGTCCAACTGACCAGTTTCTTCATTATAAAGTTTGTTGGGATCCACAGATTTATTCTGCGCTACATAATAACTAGCACTGGCAATCAAGGGCTCACTTACACTATCAGGAACACCAAGTTTTTGGAAAACTCCTTTGACTTTGTTGTATATTTGACTGGTAATTTGAGCTGTTTGCACAAATGGTACATTGGTAGTCAACCAATTTCCTGCATTACCGCTGTTCTTTACAAGTTCACGAGTTTTACTATCCACCCAAGCATATGCCCCACCTCCAGGTGTAGTTGCTTGAATAGCATTGCTAGCGATGTTTATCGGAGGAGTATTAAGAGCAATTTGCTTGCGGATGTTTTTTGCTATTGTATCATTATATGCCATGTTATAATCCAAAAACCAATATACCAAAAGGACTAATCACAGGACTGATATTAACTTCACCACCGATAGCACCTAAAAATGGTACGTATACACTTTGAGCTAATGGACTGGGACTATATAGCAAAGAGCTTTGAGGTTGTTGTGATCGGCTATTAGGAGGTCCAGGTGCAACTGCCACGCGCTGGTTAAAGTCAACAGGTTGTGGTGCTCCATTTACTCCAGAAGTTTGGGGATTAGCTGGAGGCTCTACTGTTTTATAGTCAAATCCTGCCTCCCGATATACTTCCTGTGCAGTAGCACCAGAAGGATTTTCATAAACAATACTTTCGTATTTTAAACTCATTGTGACTTCAGTTAAACCACTGTCACTGCTGTCAAAACTTCCCCAGTCAATGCTTGCTATACGTGGTCTCATTAGTTTAGTTACAACAGTTCCTTGCGAAGATGTTATAGGCTCATACTTACCACCTTCAGGTGTAAAGACTTTTTTCTGGCCAACTACGTCACTGCCACCGAACAAACTCCAGATTTCAATACTATCAAAAAAGTTTCTTGAGCCAACTTGTGCGCTTAAACCATAACCATATTGAATATTTTCAAAACTTTGTGGTATTTGACTACTAGCTGGTGCCAAGCCATCTTGATTGTCACGTCCGCGAGGATACAAACTTTGGCTGTCACCAAAATAAAATCTAAAATAGTTTATCCACATGTTTAAAGCGCGATTATCGCTAGTATCGTGTAACGTCATGGTTATATCGCGATAAGTTACTTTTGTATAGTTTTGCCGCCTTAAGTTGTATTGATTGTTTTCTTGAGTTACTAAATCTACTTTGGGTCTATCAATCTTTTTAACCAAAAAACTAATAGCCCGCTGGTCTTCATACCCATTTAACTTTAAAGAACTTGTGAACATGTTGTCCACTTGTTGCAAGGATTGATTGCTTACATTGGGATTAAGATTGAAGCGCACATAATACATAAACTTGTAGCGCGGTAACGCATACATTTTATCATTAGTTGCACGAGCAAAAAAGTTACCTGCATAAGGTATAAAAGCTAGTTGAGTATCTTGATTTATTGGCATGGCTATAATATTTAGTGACAAAAAAAGGGCTTGATTTCAAGCCCTTTTTACTGCAAGTTATAAAGTCATTTAAGCACCAGCAAGAGCTTCCGTTACAGCACTGGTCAATACAGTGTCTTGCGTTGCGTTGTCATATCTCAAGCTTAGTGTTATTTGCATGGGCTCACTGCTACTGTAATCAAAAGTGTCATAAGTGACATTTTGCAAATAGCATCCTTCCAAGTACCAAGCTTCTAGTACGCCTACGTTTCCACCGTCAAGTGTTTCAATCTTGGTTCTAAACTTGAACTGGCTGGCACTAGTAGCACTTGTTTGTGCAAAAAAGTTGTGTTGTCTTTGTAGCTGTGCACTAACCAAGCGACTAACTGCACTGGTAATATCATCTTGTATAACAACTTCCACGTTTTGCCATGTGGGCTTTTGTGGAACATACATGATGTTGTTGTAGCTGTGAATAGCTGTTTCGCCAAACTGTACTTGTGGGCGGCCAACACTTTTTACTTGACGTGTTAGTTCTAAAGTTGGCCCCAAACCTGCAAATCGATCCATTGTAACACGGAAACGATACTTGAGCTTGGGCATGAGCATGCCAATACCATTAGTGCCTGGCACTAGGGGTACACCAAATCTGCTCAATGTGGGGGTGAATACCATTGTGATTCCTCCAATAATGTATGATTATTTAGCGAAAATATTTTTTTGACAGAATAGGTTGAATGTTGCAGTATAAATATTTAGAATAAACTGTTGTATGCGAGACTGTTATGGATCTAAAAACTTTTTTAAACGTGAATCCTAGTAAAAGATGGCTTGTTACAGTCAAAAAAAATCCGATGTGGAAACAGCAACTAGCAGAGATATATCCCAACATAGTTAACTTGAAAGAACAGATTTACTTATATTTTAATGATTTAGATAAACCACCAGTCTGTTCTAATCCTTCTTGCAGCAACACAGTTTCATGGCACATAAATCACTACAGCAACACATGCAGTCATCAATGCGCTAATCAACTGTTGAAGCATTTTGGAAAAGACCAGGAAATCAAAACAAAAATACGCAAGACAAATCAAGAAAAATATGGATGTGATAATCCGCTACAAAATGGGGCTGTAAAAAAACAACGGCTGGAAACAATGTATTCCAAATACCAAGCTGGCGCAAGCCCTTGTGCTAGGCAAGCTGCTAGCAAGCGAATGAAAACATTAAATCAAATTTTACCAGAAATTTTACAAGAAAAATATGGGGTAAAAAATGTACAACAACTACCCGAGGTGCGTCAGCGTAGCCGAGAAACTCTTATAGCTAATCACAACGTTATAAACCCCAGTCAGATCCCGTATATCCAACAGCAACGCCAAGAAGACCTTTTGATAAACTGGCAATCTTTATGTAAAAGTGTTGTTATAAATCAAATATTAGATGATGTTAAGACTGATTTGCCTTTTGCCAATAAAAGAATATCGTTTATATGCTGCTCTTGTCATTTAAATCAAACGTTACCTAGCGAAACTTTTAAATGGAGGATTAGACAAGCAAACACTCCTTGCATATCATGCAG